CTTGAGGACATGCAGAAGCGTTCCCAGTCCATCGCAGAGACCATTCCGACAGACTTTCAGACTGCGGGTGATGCCATCGGCGAGGTGAACACGAGGTTCGGACTGACCGGGGACGCATTGGAGGACCTCTCTACGAAGTTTGTGGAGTTCGCCTCACTGAATTCGACAGATGTATCCACCTCGGTTGATAACGTATCTTCCGTCCTTAATGCCTTCGGTCAGTCGTCGGATGATGCCGGGAACCTCCTTGATGCCTTGAATCAGGTCGGGCAGGCAACTGGTGTGTCGATGGATACCCTGTCGCAGGATCTTGCGAAGAATGCCGGACAGTTCCAGTCGATGGGACTTTCTGCGGAACAGGCGGCAGACTTCATGGGGGCGGTCGAGATGTCCAGTCTTGATACCTCGACAATGCTCACCGGTCTTACCAAGGCACAGAAGGTTGCGACGAAAAACGGGCAGTCCCTGAGTGATGCGCTGAAGGACTTCTCCAAAATCATGAACAGCAACCAGAGCGACACGGAAAAGCTGCAGGCGGCATACGACCTGTTTGGCTCCCGTGCCGGAGGAGCAATCTATAACGCGGTCAAGACCGGAAAGCTGTCGCTGGAGGACTTGTCTACGACGCTTGGTGATTACGCCGGGTCGGTAGAGAACACCTTCAATGAAACGCTCGATCCACTGGATCAGATGACGGTTGTGATGAACAACTTAAAAGACCTCGGCGCGGAGATCGTGGATGCATCGGCACCGATGATCACGGAAGCCATGACACAGATCAAAGATGTGGTGACTGCCCTGAAGGATGCGTGGATGGGCTCTCTCCGGGCATGCAGGAAGCAATCGTCAAGGCGGCCCTTATTGCTGCAGCTGTCGGTCCGGTAGTCGTCGGTGTCGGAAAGGTCGTCACTGCCGTCGGCTCTGTCACGAGTGTTGTTGGAAAACTGGTCGGATTCCTCTCTGGAACAGTGATTCCTGCGATTGGAGCGGTATCCGTCCCGATCCTTCCGATCATCGGAATCATTGCAGCTGTTATAGCTGCAGTGGTCGCTGTCATTGAGATCGTGAAGCACTGGGGAGAAATCTCTGAGTGGTTCGGAGGCGTCTGGTCCACGGTCTGTTCTGGTGTGCAGTCTATAGGAGAAGGGCTCGGGAGTTTCTTCTCCGGGCTTTGGGATGGAATTAAATCAACAACGGAATCTGTCTGGAATGGCATCAGTAGTTTCTTTTCGGACCTCTGGGGCGGGATCAGTACGACAGCAACCACAGTCTTTACTGGAATTTCTGATTTCCTCGGAAATACCTGGTCGACGATCAGTGGAGCCGCATCGACCGCATGGGATACCGTCAAAAACAATACCGGAACAGCGTGGGATGCGATCCAATCCTCTATCGAGACTCACGGCGGCGGGATTCAAGGCATCATCGGTACTGCTGTGGATGCCTGCAAGTCGCTCTGGGAGACAGGATTCTCGAAGATCAATGAGCTGACTGGCGGCAAGCTCGGTGATGCGCTTTCCTCTGCACAGGGGAAACTTGATTCAATCAAAGGAGCTTTCTCCTCGATGATTGAGAATGCCAAGAGCATCGTGAGTGGTGGTCTGGATCGGATCAAGGGCTTTTTCTCCGGCTGCCATTTGGAACTTCCTCACATTAAACTTCCGCATTTCTCCATCAGCGGAAAGCTCTCCATTGACCCGCCTTCAGTTCCGCATCTTTCTGTGGACTGGTACCGAAAGGCTATGGATGATGCCTACATCTTAAATAGCCCGACGATCTTTGGCGCTTCCGGAGGCAGACTCCTCGGTGGCGGTGAAGCGGGGCAGGAGGCAGTAGTTGGCACCGACAAGCTGGCAGAGATTGTGCAGGGCGCTCTTGCAGGAGTCAGCGGTGGCGACATCATTATCCCGGTCTACATCGGGCAGGAACGAATTGATGAGATCGTTGTGAGAGCAACCCAGCGGAATAACTACCGAAGTGGAGGAAGATAGAGATTATCTGAAAGATGTTGGAGATGACAAAATATTCTTCCAATCAGGTGGAAACCCTATAAAGGAGAGAATGACGATATCCTGGTATTTACTCATGGTTTTGTCTATATCTCTTAGAAAAGATTCCCACTGTTCATTGCCGTGCAACATGCGTTTAATGACAAGAAAAACCTGAAATACCTTGTTTTGCTTTGAACGGTATTTCAGGTTTTCCTTATAAAGAAACGGAGTTTGCTTTAAAGGCATATTATACAAACGGTTGTAGTGGGCACAAATATTTCTGATTTCGACAAGAGCCAGCATCCAACTTTTTAAGTGATTCGGTGAGGTCTCGTAAAATGAGGAGATGCTTTTTTGATCTTCCGGCTTCATGATATCAAAAATGGATGTGATATTTCCAAATGTCATAAGTTTCACCGCAGCCCAGATTGGAAAATGTCCACCATATACATCTTGATGATGCTTGACAAAAGGTAGGTTTTTGCAATGCTTCACTTCATTTTTAAAGGAATCCATGATAGTGCCGTGTATGGATCTGCCGTCGTGATTCTTTTTATCATTGAAGTTTCTGACATCGGCATATCCTTCTGGACCATATTTTATTGCAAGACAGTATGAGATTTGAGTTCGGAGTTGTACTTCCAGCTGCTCTACAATATGAATGATATCATTGCGGAACTCGCTGTCAAAGCAATAGAGACGGAAAATATGCTCCAAAGTAATATCGTCACGATATTCTTCGGAATTCGCAGCTTTTTTTAGACCAATGCCATAAGCACTAAGGCGATAGTAATTAACCTTTTCAAGAATCTTTAAAGCCGAATCTTCATGCACGATAGTGAGGTTATGAATCGTTTTAAGACGTTCGATCTGTTGTTCAAAGGTAAGCGCCGGCTTTAAAGGGTGTGATATTTCTGTGCTCATATATTTCTCCATAAAAAAAGTCCCAACCGTGGTCCGCAGTGCGTTTCCGCCTTATGCGTGGTGGGCTCTTTCAATTCCAGTATAGCCAAAATGAAAAACTATTCAAGTGCTTTTGCTAAAAATGGGAGGGTTTTATGCTGAAGGATTTTCCAATCTACTTTGACGACACGAAGCTCTTTAGTCCGTCCAGTTGGGATGAGAGCTATGCCGTCGTTGAAAGTACCAATCAGACAGAGGCAGGAACGGATCAGATCATTGTCACAAGGTATGACAAGCTGTCCGTCTCTGCCTCAAAACTCAGAGAAGACAAGAGGAACGAACGGACTCTATACCGTGAGCTTCGATCTGCAGGAATCCTGACAGATACCAACGTTGATTGATGGAAAGGAGGCGCTTCATGTACGCCGTAAGCGACAAGTACAAGACTGCCATGAAGCAGCCGGTCCAAAGGTTCCGGATGACGGGGACGATTGGTGAACACCCCTTCACGGATGACAACATTCTTTCCGGATCTTCTTCCATCACAAATCAGTGCACAGGAAATGATGAGATCGCCATCGGGCAGGTCTACATTGGAGAACTGAATGCTACGTTTATGAACATGCCGATCAGCCGATACGGATGGAAAGGACTTGAGATCAAGCCTGTGTTCGGTATGAAGTTATCGGATGGAAGTTTTGAGGATGTTCCGCTTGGCGTTTTCACTGTGGAAACAGCGGAGTGGACGGCCAGCGGTGTTGTGGTGAAAGCCTATGATCATATGGCGCTACTGGATAAGACCTGTAACAAGGTGCTGACGGAGAAGACTCCATATCAGTGTACCGAGGCGATTGCGGAAGCGACAGGAGTTACTTTTTCAAATACAGAGAAGGATTTCGAGAGCTTTGCAAATAGAACCACGATGATTTCCGAGACCACGACGAATGATGTCGAGACATGGCGGGATCTGGTCTCGTGGCTTGCGCAGACCATCGGCTGCTTTGCAACAGCGGACTTCACCAGGGCAAAGCCACCAGAACACTGACAGTCCACTGGCGATGTGGAATTGACACTATGGTACCGACGAATCAAGATGCGGTTTTCTTTATGGGAAGGTTTTTTGTGGAAACTGTGGAGGCTGGTATAAGAGACGAAATATTGGAAGTGGGGAGCATTGGCGTAAGGTGTGGGTATGCAAAGAGCGAAGAAAAGGGAAAAAAGGAAACGGCTGTAAAAATAGGAACGTTAATGAAGAAGAATTATTAAAAGCTATATATAACAAGCTCGATCTTTCGCGGGAATGCACAGAAGATTTCTGTAGGGAAGAATTTGAACGAAAAATTGATAAGGTCATTGTTTACGATGACCGCTTTGAGTTTATAGAAAAGAATCACAATTAAAAACTTAATAGGCAAAATAATAAGATTCAGAGCTATCGAGGAGGTTATCTTCGATGGCTTTTTTTGTACGTTTCCTCACGACTCTCTTTCTTAAACAGGACATCTCGCATTTATCAGAGAGCCAAAATCAATATGTAGTTTAATTTAGAGGCAAAAAACTACATATTGTTGTTTTCAGCATTCGGGCTCTATGCGACATCCTCGAAAATTTTTTTTATGAAAACTCGAATTCCGAACATTTTTTATTGACATTTTAGTCAGATAATGTATAGTAGGGCTTAATCACTGAAACAATCAGGCAGAAAACAGGTTCCTGTAATCGTGCAGCCGGTTGTAAGAGATACACGATAGCAGCAAGGCACAAAGGCGTGCAGAGGAAAGGAAATCTTTCTTCTGTGCGCCTTTTTATATTTTCAGGAGCAGGATATGACAAACGCAGGTGAGACAACGGAGAAGGAAACCCTCCTTGAGGTGAAGGATCTGAAGCTTTCCTTTCGGATTCAGAAAAAA